TATGAATTAATTTTGCCATATTAAATGAGTTTAAATATAACTTAACCGATTTAGACTCTACAATATTAGGGGTATCAGCTGGATAAGTAAATTTAAGCCAGCCTGACACCGGGAATCCGTTTTTCAATAATGTACTAAACTCATAGGCATTCCATGCATCTACACCTATAAACTCCAACTTATCATCCTGAATATTATACATCGTCCTGTTTAAATGACGAGGTACAGACACTAGAAGGGACGGATCAACCTCGTCTGGTGTTATATATGGTTTAACTGCAGTACCATCACCCGCTTTTCCGAGATGAACTCCGACCAGCTCGTTTAGTTTTTGTTGATTGTCCATTATATTCCTCTACTACGTTTAACACCTGCTCTACACGTTCACGAACAGTACCTTTTACTCGATGCACTTTTACTAATTTAATGTCGATAGCTTCATTAAAAATTTTAATGATATCGTTTCTAAATTTTTTATCAGTACTTCTAATACCATCATCTACGATTTCGAATTCTGGTTCAATATAAAACAACAAGTCATAATATGGCAATACTTTCTCAAACACTTTATCAGCATACTGATATGTTTCCTCGCTTATTTGTTTAAGCGCTAGCATATAAGCTGAATAGACAATACCATCCAACGCTGTTCTATCAGTAATCATATCTGGATACATAAACACATTAACAATATGTTCCTGCATGATCAGGCGCTGGGTGATATCATTGCCTTGCTCGTTAATAGGTAACCCGTAGCTTTTAACCCGCCTAGTCACCTCATTACAAATTTGATAATTTTTAAATATAGGTTCTGATCTCAAAGCATTAAGTAAAGTCGTCTTACCTACACTTTGAGCACCTGCAATTCCTATACGCATAGTTGCTCCTTCAAAAATATCTCCCACGAGTTTAAAGAAGTATTTCGTAAAGCATGATACAATTGATCTTTACTAGTACATGTATTAGCAACGTAGTGCCTGGATACTATCTCACCCCCGTCTAACTCAGGTGTCACACGATGAACTACACTACCTATTGTATGATATTTTTCCATATTCATCCACACCTTTTCTTGTGGATCTTTACCTTTTAACTCTGGAAAGTCTTCAATATTACCTGGATGACCGTTATACATAGTATACTTACTACAAATATGAGGTGGGATAATTCTTAAGTAACCATGTAGTGTAAACAGCGTTTCTACTGGTTCAAATTTTCTTTTATCATCTACATATACAAAACTAACTGCAGGATCAAAAAAGTCTGTTCTAGCCAAAATTTCCATTAACTGATCGTGCCTGGCTGTAATTTTAGGACATGCCATGTCAGCAATCTCAGGGTGAATGTTAATTTTTTCACCGTAGTTATTAGAAATAATATAGTCAGGTTTACGATTTATTCGCTTACTTAACTCAACGATTTCACTACCTGTTTGACTAAACAGCGCGATCCAGTGCTTCATTTGTACCTCTAACAATATACTTAAATTTATTGACGTTTGTACCGATTAAATTTTCTTGGTACGGTGTGGGGTTAGCATGCAAAAGGTCTACCAGCTTAATAGATTTTTTATCTACCAATCCAGTTGAATCGTATGGTATGTTAAGCAACCCGTGTACTACAGGATTGGATGTATCCAGAGATTCAATCCAATCAAACCCATGTCGATAAAACATAAACTCAATCGGTAAAGAGCATCCTAATAGGTGATGTGGTTTATTAGTATTGATGATACCTTCCCGTTTAAGCCGAGTAAGTGTCTGTATACGTCCTAGTGCATAACCCATCCATTTATTAGGATGCGGACACACCTCTAGGTAGTATGAATAATCAAACGAAATAGCTATCTTGTCTACATTAATAAAAGTATCTAAATAAGTATAACAATTAACTAGCTCTTGATAACTTTTACCCTGTACCACACCAATAGACTTTATACCTTTTTTAACATGAGGCATATAGTATTCTTTCCATTCATGTGCTTTTGCACACGTACCCATGCCATCTTCTAATACATCAGGTATGATGTATTCGGTAGGTTGTAGGTGCTGCACCCAGTGTAGAAATTGCTTAGAATCGAACGCCTCTCCTAGTTCAAAGATGGAATTATCCAGAATTACTGTTCTTCCTTTAGCTAAAGAATCTTTAAAAAACTGTAAGTAATCAGGTTCTGACTCAAAGAGATGAACCAAAGCGTAATCGTAATCGTTGTAATAACGAGACTGATTAAGAAGAGAAAGAGGCGATTCATGACTGATTTTCATTATGTTCTCTAAGTTGTTTCCATATGGAAGATAGTTGACGGACTTCCTGTATTGCTGCCATACGAGTAGACTCATCTAGCTTGACTATTTCTGTTACACCACGTATCTTTTGCTTCAGCCAAAAGTTTTTAGGGTATTTTTTAAGAAAGTATTGTTCAGCCTCCTCTACTTGCTCTTTTGTACCGTAAGCAGAAGCTAGTGGTCTAATATTCCATTCATTATACTCTTTAGTTTTAAATCTATCAAGTACATCATAACTACTAGTAACCCCAAACTTAAGAAATTGCTCACCGGTTTCTTTATTAGTAAATTCTACTAAATAAACCTTACCATTTTTTTTATAAATACCGCCGTAGTTTTCATATTTAATACTAGTTTTTATCATAATAAATTTAATAACAATTAAATGAAAGTGAAATTCTAGTCGAATCTAACTTATTGAATCTAACAGAATGTGGGGTCGACCCATGAAAAATAAGCATTTTTCCTACCGAAGGAACATACTCAAAATCAGTTTGTAAATGATCTAGATAGTGAGGGGAATTAAAAACAATATTACCCTCCTCACTGGTTCCTTTGCATTGTATATAAACAACTCCTGATATACATTTAAGGTCATGTATATGTGAGTTTTGGAAGCTGTACTTATAGTTAAAATTAACCCAACTTTCAGCTAGTTTAAAATCTAAATTTTTTAATTTTGGAAAGTTAATGGTAAACTCTTGGACTCCGAGCTGTATGGCAGTTTTCAAATTATTTAATTTTAGATAACTGATAATACAATTAAACTTATTTAATGTTGTAAATAAATAATCATTCCATGATTTTTCAGTTAAATTATTCTCTACCTTAAATTGTTTTAAACTATCTAAAACTTCTTCTATAACAAATAAAGGTAAAGAAGTCTCTTGCACCAGGGTAGGAAAAATAACTAAATTTTTTCTATTCATTTAATGAGCGACATGAACTCAGCGCGGCAATCTGGTTCAGATTTAAAACATCCTCCCAGTTTAGCAGTCATGGTAAACGAAGAATGATCTTCCACACCTCTTGATTTTACACAGTAATGTACTCCTTCAATCACTACTGCTACATCTTCTGTGCCTAGAATATAAACTAAAGCATGATAGACCTGTTCGGCAATTCGTTCTTGAACCTGTGGGCGTCGGGCAAAATATTCCACAATACGGTTAAGTTTAGATAACCCTAGCACTTTACCTTTAGGTATATAAGCTACATGAGCCTTACCATCGATAGTAACAAAATGATGTTCGCAATTAGACATGAGCGTAATGTCACGCTCGATTACCATCTCATCATACCCCATCTTATTTTCAATAACCGTACACTTAGGAAAGTTTTCTGGTTTTAAACCCCAAAAAATTTCATTCACGTACATCTTAGCTACACGTTTAGGGGTTTCAGTTAGCGAATCATCATTACGATCTAACCCAAGAATATCCATAATAGCGGCAAAGTGCTTTTCAATCTTCATAATCTTATGCGTATCTTTTCGCAATAGCATATCGATATTAGTAGGTGTGTGTACACCTTTTCCGCGAAGATATTCTTCTACTCGATATCCTAGTTCAGGATCGCATTTGTGTTGTTGAAGCATTAGGTACCCCACTCGTTTTTAAATAAAGGAACTTGAAGACGATCACTGTAGCGCCAGCCGTTTTTCATTGCAATATCGGCTACGTTACGATTATTCATGCTATAAACTGATTCCACACCTCCTACTGGCATTACATACACGGGCCCTTTAAACCCGGCCTGGCGATACTCTTCCTCAGCATATTTAACTTGCTCTGCATCTTCTGCAGTAGCAATAACAAATTTTAAATATACATAACCGTGTTCTTGATACTCTCTGATGATGTTAGGTTTAATAGCATCCGCCCATTTTTCACCACTTACCCCTAGTTTAGGGCTAACACTAAAGGTTAGCTTATCCCAACCCTTACGCCAGTGTGTCTTTAAGTATTCAGAAAATGCTGGGGTTAACTCTTGTGTACCGTTGGTTTCAAACGTGATCTCCTCCAAGCCGACCATCCCCGAGTGCGATAAAAGAGCCGGGTAGGTTTTTTGCCATCCGAGGAGTGGTTCACCTCCTGTAATAACCAGATGCTCGCTTGTCCATTTACCATGAGGTAGCATACGTATAATGGCATCAACAATACCATTAATACTAACAGTAGGGCTAAGATGCTTAAACCTAACATCCCAGCTAGCGTAACTGTCACACCCTGTAGTAACAAGAGGAAGAGATTTATAATCTTGGTATTGGTCCGCATTGGCGGCGATGACGTTTCGCTCATTTGATTTTTGTCCTCGAGGCATACCGAACCCATCGCATGTAAAATTACAGCCAAAGGTTCTTAGAAATACGCTTGGAACTCCCATATAGCGTCCTTCCCCCTGGATGCTATAAAAAAGCTCTGATACTTTGATTTTTGTCATATGGACTCCTAGTTATTTTGTTTCAGCTGGAAGGGCAGCTGTCACAAGCTCATCATATTATAATATATTTATTCTATTTCATCTACAATTACTTTTTTAGTTTTCTTAGCAATGGTTCTTTTATCAGGATCTACCGTATCTAATTGTTTACGCGCAAGATCCATCAGGTGATTTACTATTTCTTGATTATCTTCCGCATGCGCTACTATTTGATCGATATCAACCTGCTCTAACATTTTATACTTGGTTACTTGTTGTTTCTTTTCTTTTTGAATACGACGAACAAAAGCAAAAAATACAATCTGTGTATAGTAAGCAAACGGATTAGTGCTTCTTTCAGGATCGAATTTTTCCACAGCAGTTAAACAATTTTCTATCCCATCACTAATCATATCATCTTTAAATGTATAATTAATAAAATTTGCTTTATACGATAGATGGGTAGCAATCTTTAAAAAGCATTCACCGATATACTCACTCACCTGGGGGGTTGGTATCCCTTGTGATTTTGCTTCGTTGCATTGTTGTTTATATTCTAGTAATGCTTGGTAGAATTTTTTATTATCAACGTAATGCGCTGGGCTTTTTTCAGTGGATAGTGTAGCCACGGTTGGTTGTAGGTTGCTCATCATATTCCTCTTCTTCAAACTCTAATTGTTCCTCTAATTCTCTCTCTAATTCTTCTTCCGAGCTAGGTTCTAAATTTAAAGGTGTTTTTTCTTCTACAAAACTTAAGTATTGTTTTGCTGCCTTATCGTCGATATCTACCATAGCTACTATACTATTGACAGGTATGTTAACGTATACTGTTTTAGCCATGCGAATCCATGGTTGTAAAATATAGCTTTCAACAACTCCCCCGCTGCGAGGAAGTCTTATTACTCCTACTTGAACTACGTTTTTACCGCTAACGAACTCCTTGTCTTTAAAGGTATCATAATTATCCTCTGTAGTGAGGATAATATCATCTCCGTTTGACAGTTTTACAAATTTACAGTACATTAGAGATCAACCTTAACGAGTTTATAATCGAATTGTTCTTCATTATATAATTTAATACGTTCAATCATATGGAGCAGAGTATAATTTTTTCTGTTTTTCCAAGTTAAATCATCACCTAAATCATAAAGCTTACAAGATGTCTTATCACGACTGGTTCTTAACCCTCGACCAATAGATTGTAAATTTCTAATTCTAGACTTAGACGGTGATGCAAAGATAATATTGTGAAGGTTTCTAATATTTATTCCTGTTGAGAATGTACCGTAAGATGCTACGATGATAGCATCCTGCTCTTGTTCGGTAATCTGCCTTATTTGCTCTCTTTGCTCGGTATCTGTACCACCATATACAAAAAACACTTTTCTAGAACTGTCTTTATTTTGTATAAAGTCGTACAGTATCTTACCGTGTTTTTCAACGAATTGGAACAGAATCAGTGTGTTTCCCACCTGTTTTAGTGCTAGATTGCGTATGAAACGATTACGTGGTTCATATTGTACAATCCAGTCTATTTCGTCACGGTAATTATAGTCTTTATTAGCTTTTTTTATTTCATCTGAATACTGTAGTACAATACCATATACTTTAAGTTCAGCAAGTTGCTGCCTATCCATCAACTGTCTGGTAGTAGTAACCTGGTATACGGGACCGAACAACCCTTCCAGTACCAACTTATGCGTTTTAGTGCCATCTAGTGTACCTGTCGTACCTATGCGATAAGGAGCAGTAGTCATTTTATGCATAATACTGGTTAATGACTTAGCTTTAAACAAGTGGGCTTCATCCCCGTAAATGCATTGAAAAGGTTCAAACCATTTCTTAGGTAGCTCGTATACTGATTGCCAGGTAGAAATAACTATAGGAAGTAAATTATCTTTACCGTGCCCGGCATAGATACGTGAGCAATGATAAGATGCTTTCCAACCGTTGAGTTGTGAATATGATTGAAAATCACTGTACATCTGTTCTACTAGCGAGGTAGTAGGAACTAGAATTAACTGCTTGCGTTCAAACTGCTCATTCCATCTTAACAAACAATAGATGATGAGAGATTTACCAGACCCGGTAGGTGAAAGAAGTAAACGTCTACCGTCTTGTATAGCGCGCAATATAGCATCTATTTGATAGTCTCTTACCTCGGCGCCATCAGGTAATGATATGTTTAGTTGTTGTATAAATTCTTTAACGATATCGTAAGTAACTGTATCGGCAGTTTGAATATACTGAGAATAATCAATAGTATAGCCGTTTACCTCACAAAAATGCTCCAGGTAGGGTAATAAACCTACATATATTTCATGGGTTAGAATAGAGAATAACTTTATTTTTCCATCCCAGAGTTTATTACGTACTAACGGATGGAATTTCGCCCCTGGTGCTTCAAAAGAAAAATGGTCCGATAGCTCCTGAGCAATAGATGGGCCAGTTTGTACTTTAATATATACTTCGTTTTTCTTACGAAGAATGAGTTCTGACATTACATCATACCGTTAGTAAATTTTGTCCATTCAATGCTTGATTTAACATCCCAGGTCCTTGAATTAATAGAACGTAGTATTTGCTCTAATGTAAAGTGAATAGTTTTAAAATATTCTACTTTATCCTGCAAAGAAATTAAGTCTTCATCGCACGATAAAAATTCATCCATTTCATTTTTAAGCGGCTTGTTACCCTGAAACTGTGGCCAGCCTTCATCTTCTAATTCTTGTCTGGTCATTTCACCGCGATAGTACTTGTATTTTTTACGGCGAGTATTTAAGTAATCTGACTCAGCTTTTCTAAGCTGTAATTTTACCTTGGAAAGCATTACCACATACTTAGAATGCAGTATAGGTACTCGTGATGCTTCACGACCTAAATCTGTTTGATTGATCGGCGCATCACGTTCCCATTCCTGCTGCAATTCACTTAACTTCATAATATAAAGACTAGATTAGTCTGGTAGATCGAGTGTAATAACCTCTTTTTGTACTACAGGGGTTGACGGTACCGGTTCACTAAAATTAATAATAGCTTGTGGGTTACCTTGGAAACAAAAATGACCATAATGGTTTAGGGAAATAGTCGGATCAAGCCAAATATCCCCGCCAATATCTTGCCATCGTCTACAAAACGTGTAATCTTCAGATAGGTAGCGCCTATCAATGGGATCAATCATGGTATCAAACAATGCATAAAAATGATCTTTCAAGCTGGCATTACTAATATTCACATCATTATTATACTTAATTTCAGGATAAGATTTAATTAGCTTTAGAATAGCTTCACGTTTAATCATCATAAAACCAGTGCCAGCATCATGTAATTTAATTAAACCGTTTTCAACAGCTATTTGTCTTAGTTCTTTGTTGGTAAATTTAAAGTTAATAGCATAGTCAGAACCATACGCAGCAATTTCACGATCTGAAAGCTCTTTACCTACATTATCTGGTAGATTAACCCCTTCACGGATCCTATTCCAGGCAACACCTTTTTTAGGATAAGCACCTACTACGACATCCTTGTTATGTGCGTAGAGTTTTAATAGATCCTCAACCTGAAACTCAATATCCGCATCGATAAACATTAAATGGGTGTAATCGGAAGCTAGAAAATAAGCTAAGAGTACATTTCTTGCTCGAGTGACGAGAGACTCGTTGGCAATAGTACCGAAGGCTAAAGGAATGCTATGACCGTTAAAAAATGTCATTAGCTTTACTACTGAACGAAAATATGGTTCGTTTAGTTGACCGCCATAACATGGTGTAGCGATAAAGAACTTATTTTTACGAATCTCTTCAACAGAAATTTGAATCTGTTTTTGTGACATAATCTACTCCAAAAAAAAGAATTATAAAACTTCAATGCTAAATGTTTTGTATTTAAATGAAGCAATTCCTACAAAATATTCTACAGAAGAAGAAGTAATATCAAAATCCAGCGCTTCTACCGAAACCGGAAATACATCTCTAAATTGTATATTTGTTTTAGGTACGTTATTACTATCTAAAATAGTTAGCGTAGCATCGGAATAAGCCACGGATATGGGTATACCTCTAGAATCACGAACAAATGGAAAACGATTTAACCTTTCTCCGGTAAAATTCCTATATTGATTATAATCGTTTGGAAAGCCAAGTGCCACTAGCCAGTCAAATAATTCAATATAATTGGACATATCTTCTGAAATCAAAAATCTAATAGTAAAATCACCAAACGAATTCTTATCACCGACGTGTGGTATATCTAAAAATGGTGTAGGTTGTGTTGTAGACCCTAATGTTAATGCAGGTAGATTAGCTGATTGACATGTAAAAGCAGCTTTAGGTATTTCTTTAATCGTAAATCTAAAAGCATTAGGTCGTAAGTAATTAGATACCGGTTGTGTGGTAACTGTAGATACTTCGTTAAGAATGCTATTAAGATTTGGAGTAAACAATTATAGTTCCTTTTGCATTATTTATCCATAAAAAAAGAGGGAGCCGAAGCTCCCTCAAGACCGATCTTCGTCGGTTTACATCAAATTGGTAACCTTGGTACGACGATAGTACTGGTTGCGGTTTGCTGTAAATGTTTCAGCATCAGCAGCAGCGCTATTGGCGTTAGTGGTAACGTATGGGTTAGCAATCATACCGTAACGAGTCTTAAAGCCAATCTTGGGCTGGAAGCTGTTAGGATCAACTGCACGAACCATCTGGAGAGGAACGTAGGGGCAGTAGAAAATACCTGCG